CCTGCCGATCACGTTGAATGCTGTGGGTTCATCTTTCGAAGCCGCTCTAGCCAACCCGTTACCTGCTGATACTAGTCTATCACCCTTATTCACTGTACCGATTACTCTCACAGGAACTCGACCGTTCATAGCGATCGGTGGGTGTGTCTCATTACTACCCGCACCTGAATTCATCAAGTAAGCCGCCTTCGTTGATACAACACCGAAAACTGCGTCACTTAATTCATCTTGCGCCATAGTGATTTCTTTAACACCGCCTAACTCAACCACGGTACCTGCCGGATATGCTGTATCTGTCTCAAAGCGTTCAGCCAAGTCAGAATATTCAGCGGCAGATGCTGTACCGTTAAAGTTCGTGGCATATATGTTTGCCCAGACATTTCCGGACGCACCTATGTCATACGTGTTGTTTGCACCGGGCAATACCGAAGCCGTTGCTCCGTCAACCACAGCAACGTTCTTAGCGACGCCTCCGTCATTGACTCTAAGGATAACATCACCGTCTAGTGTTTGGTTAGCAATAGTAACGTCTGAGCCGGATACGCTTACCCTGAAGTCACTGTCCACACCAACTGCTAGTCCTGTGTCGTTTAATACGCCCAGTGTGCCTGATGTCGTGTCATTTGCGATGGCACTTAGGAAGTCTGTTGAATCTAAGTTATCTAATGTTTGTGCGTTCGTAGCTGAACCTTTAAACACCGCGTTTGAAACTGATGAGCTTAACTGTACACCTGGACCGATCGTTGCAAAACCAGTGATGGCCGCTCCTGGAGTGAACGTTGCGTCTTTGGATACAGTTGCCACTATGCTGTCTTCAACGAATAATTTTACGACGACGTGATCAACTGCCACGTTGTCCTGTACGGTGTCAACTATGGCACCTGATGTTCCCGTGCCGGCAGTGAATGAAGGACCTACCAAGATCCAACTGGCACCATCATATACTTTCAACTGTTTGTTTGTTGAGTCAAACCATAAATCGCCTGACACAACTGATGTTGGTGCAGTGCTGGAGCTCGTGGCTGAACCTAGGTTCTTAAATATTGTGCCGTTATAAACTTTTAGCACGCCCGCAGTCTTGTCAAACCATAATTGGCCTGTCAGTGGTGCACCTGGTGCTGTCGTGTTAGCACCACTCTCAAGTAATTTGAGAACGTTCTCGTTCAGGAACTCACCGTAACCGGCGTAGTTCTTACCGACCAGCGTCAATGAGCTGGTGGTGTTGATGGTTCCATCTGCCACCGTGGCAAATATGGTTCCATCTGTTTGATTAATTGTATAAGCCATCTTTTATACTCCGTATCCTTTGTTATGTATTATTTATCTAACCGATTAACTAAGCACATTTAAGTAGTGCTCAAATTGGTCAGAGTCTGTATCCTCACCGTGTAATCTATCTGTATCTGTCTGTTCAGAGACTTTTGCACAGGATGGAATATCACGTGTGTCACTAGATCTAAATTACTTGCTGAACCCTGCCATGATTTCAATCCCAACTCATCAAACACGAAATTACCATCTAAGTTGGTTGAGTTGTCAAATGCCTGCTGTCCTGAAGGTTCGCCGTAGTCCAATAAGCATGATACCAATATGTCCGTGTATAGTTTTCCTGCTGTGTGTAATACCGTCAACTTGTTCCTTGATGTGTCCGTGTTGGCCGATGATGTGTTATCCACTACCTTTTGATATGTTTGGTTGTATAGATCAGCATTCTGTCCGGTGATGTTTGGTGGAAGGTATGTGATGACACCCGTGGTGTCCACACTTGATCCTCCATTGCCAAACGCCATCTGATATATGTGTCCCAAGTTCTTGTTGGCCATTGCCTGAGCCAGGCTGTTTGAGAAGTTCTCATAATGGATGGCATTACGCTTGTCCACAAAGACTTCCTCGTTGTTGGGATCAAATATCTTGATGTGTCCCTCGATCAGGACCCCACCTTGCTCGTCTGGTTTCTTTTGTTCTTCTTTCATCTCAGTATCTTTATTTTGTTCCATACTATATTTATCCACTATGAATTTTCACCCTTTAAGAACTTGGCCGGTACAGTGTTTGTGTTCTGTAATGCCTTGCCCTGTGTAACTGTGCTACCATCATCAACAGTTGGTAGGTCATACCATGTCTTGTTATAACCGTAATCCAGATACGTCGATACGGAGTAGTCATAGGCAATGCTACCGGCCGCATGTGCCGCCGCACCCGTGCCAGCGGTACCCCTACGCAGTCCGCTTAATGTATTGTTGGTAACATCTCTATTGCGATATGTTATGCGTTCTCCATCGATGATGACTATACCAAACGTTCCCTCATTGAGATTTGGTTTCGCTAACTTGCTGGCATCTCTGACATATATGGTATCCGCAGTTGCTGACAATGCCTGTGTAAGTGTTGTCTGCTCGCTGGCCTTGATTCTATAGACAGCATTGTTATCTCGCATGTCCTTGAATATAGCAAAATTCAAGTTATCAGGTGCCTCGTTCTCTGTCTGTAGCGTCACCACCACGACATCACTGTCGCTGATCGCTGTTGATGTGAACTGCAACTCAGTGCTATCTGTTGAGTTCATCTGCCAATCCCTACCGAGATATTTGCGTAGTCCATTCACCGTGACACGTAACTTATCAGGCTTGGTTATGCTTCTACCGAGATCAAAGTTACTGGTGTCAACCACGATTCCCACAGTCTTGTCAAATGGTTCGCCATCGGCATCGAAACCAACTTGGTCAAATCCAGTCGTTATGGTTGAGCCTGTTGATGTCGGTCCCCTATAACATCTATTAATGATGTCAAGCTCAGACGTATTATTGTCCGTGGTCACCATTATGCGGGCACCATCGATGGGAGCCGTATTAAATGTTATCGAATTCAATCCTGGGCTCACAGGAACTCCGGAATAATTTATCTTGTACTCCGCTGATGTCTCAACGAATATCTTGACGTCTGCGCCTGCCGCGGGTGCTGTGGTAAACACCACATATCTGACTGTGCTGGCGTCTACAGCACTGACAGTGAAGTCCTCGTACAACTTTTGCTCTACTCCATCAACGAAACAATGTACGTCACTGTCTGCTATCACTGTCTGGAATAGGTCTTCTGTTACTGACCAATTAGTCAAGTTCAGGTAGAAAGGTCCCTCACTGGATCCGTCACCGGTGTATTCTATTCCCTCTGCCGGGACGAGGCGCCTACCGTCAATCTCCACCACTGCCGTGAATGCGTTGGTTCCCTGTATGTCATTGATCAGCGAGAATTCCTTGCGTGTGCCGTTGCCATACATTATCTGTGATGTGGGGTGGCTGGATGAGTGTACCAGATGCTCGTCATGTGTGACATAACCTGGAATAGTTGATTTCTCATTCTCATCATACCCAAACACTGCCATGCCGATATAGTCACCTGCCGCCAATGGATCTCTATTATCATATTTTACTTCCAGGTCCGGTGTGCCATTACCGTCCACGTCCTGCGTGCCAAACGTGACCCGCGTCGTTGTCTCATTCAGCTCTGCGAACGTGTAATTAGTGACTCTGTAACCGTTGACCTTGATCATTGCCTCATATATGTCCTCGAACGCAACTGGTATGTCAACATATAGACCATCTGTTGAGTCATCTATCAATAGATCGCTGACCGAGTAGTTGTCCACCCATAATTGATCTCCACCACCTATGCCGTATGACTCGACACGTAATATGTCTCCCACTGACACGCCAGAACCTGTCAGTGTCACTGTCTTGTTAAGCCAGTTTGCTGAGTAATTAACCGTGCCCTCGTATGGAGCAAAGTATTCGAAACGTAAGGTCAACCCGGTCGTCACGTTGAACACGCGAACCGCAAAGGGATTCTCGATCAGATCCCAGCTCACCGTTGTTGTGTCTGAAGAGCCCGTATATTTCCATGTGTATGAACCAAATGGTTGTCCGTGCCCGTCATTCTCATAGTCATACCCAGGACGTGTGAACACCTTCATGTTGAGAGTGTCAAATATTGAGCTTGGCACCAGTTCTTCAGGCGAATGTGAGCTGTATGTGTCTATGTACTCACCACCATCCACATTGATGTCTGCAGTCAGTGTGCCTAGATATGTGTCTGTATAGTCACCAGGATTGTATTTTGTATCCAGCAATGATTCAGAATAACTTGGTCTGCCCTCTTCACCAAAGTCCAGGTTATCATATGGGTTGATATCATAGTTACCACTGTCATAGCCTGTGTTCTGATTATACAACACACCCTTGACCTGTACGCCTGGATAGTCAGTGCCGGACACCAACAGACCTAGATCCAATCCGGTATTGTTGACTTTTGGAGCATACAATCCCATGGTCCTGTTAACACCGCTCAATGTGCCTGGGTCAACTACCTCAAAATCATCAGTGTTAAACGTTGCTCCCGTTACAGACAATGCTGAGTCGTCCTCATTCTTGGCCTTATAGACCTTGTCTCTATATCTAACTAACTGTCCGGGATCGTAAGCAGTATTTGCCGCCCAATCAACTATCTCTGATTGGTATTCGTACCGGTCATAACGCAACGTTGTCTTCATGTCACGCACGGTTCCTGGCGATGTCACGGCCACTGCCGCGGCTCCTGTGCCATTACCACCGCTTAATGTGATGGTTGGTGCAGTTATGTACCCTATTCCGGGATTGGTTACTTCTATTGATATCACCTCACCAGCTGTGTTCACCCTTGCTACCATTGTAGCGGGAGTTGTGGCAGTGCCGCTCACGGTAACTGTTGGGGCTTCTGTGTATCCGGATCCTTTCTTGAGCACAGTCACTGAGTCAATGCTCAACGTGTAATTTGATATCCATTGATTGTATGGCCATGTTTTCCATATAGCGTCAGTTGACGTAAAGTCCCCGGCAACTCCTGTTGTTGCTAATTTAGGACTAATGAATCTGGCCTGCGTCTCATCATAATATGCAGGTAAGTCAAAGTCAGTGGCGTCACCACTAAACAGATCATCTCCCTTATAGGTCAGTGAGAATTCCTTGACCTGTACGTGATAAGGCTTGATCTCGTTGATGTATTTCTCAATGAAGTCTTGATTGTCAACCTGATAGATGTTGAATGGTTTGAGATCTCTGAGGTTATGGTTGACATCAATCAATGATGTCTTGACCAACCAGTCAGCCGCGGTGTGCTCGCTCTTGGTGTATTCAAATATCAAGTTAATGAGATCTATGCGTTCTTTTGCCAACTCAGCGATAAACAATTCCTCATTGATTGCCTTGATTATCTGCCTGGTTTCGGTAACTGGTTCCTCATCAAAGTATTGTGCATCAAATACCTCAACGTCAAACCCATTGCGTCCTTCCGTATAGTCATAGACATCTTTATTAATCTCAATAGTGCCGTCCTGCAGTCCGATCCTGACCCATCCTGTTGTGGTCTTCTCATAGAGCTCAAACTTGCCTGCACTGTTTGTCGTTACCTTGACTATCTCACCCACTGCCGTCTTGCTGTTAACAGTTGACAATCTTGAATATGTTGACACTTCGTACGTGGGTTTTGAATTTGCCGAGTAACCAGTGGCATACCAATCCTTATATGACCAGTAGTTAGATGTCTTATAATTCTGTACACGTGTTAACAACAGAGTTTTGTTACTCTGCACCTCATACATGGTCCATAGATTGTTCTGTGTGCTGTCGTTAGCCACTAGGTACTTGTAACCTGCCGATACCAATGATAGATCCTGATAAGTCAGTTCTTCGTATGTCAATAGTCGCTTATTGTATGCAGTTGCCGCCGGTTCGTTATCCTTGCTGTTCAATAAGTTAAACGACTTGCTCTCACTGATAGGATATAATGCTAATTTCCTATTCGCTCTAGTCAAGTAGTTTTTGAGAGCAGTGTATCTATCCTTGAACATGCTCTGTCTTGGCCTGAACTCAATACCATATTGATTGGCTTCCGACAAGGTGGCATCGGGTACCTTGTTGCCTGCGGTGTCGACTCCTGCGAAACTATCAAGTAATTTTCTATAGAGTTGGGCATTTAGGAACTGGTCAGGATCACCTACTTTAATTAATTCGTATTCAACGTGTACGTTGTTGTCCGTCTGTTTTCTGTCATACTCAACATGTAATATGCTGTCCTTGGCAGATAGGTATTGTCCCACGTTGTATAGAGCACCCGTGTTAGCATCAACTGGTGCTAGGTAGGCGATACCACTTGCCCTCGGATCTTCGATGTACTGTGCCATCACTGATGGACTTAATGTTTTACCGGGCGAAACTGATGGAATGTTCTTGACCCAATAGTAATAAACCGTTTCTACAAAACCTGTCACTCCAACTCGTGTTTTAGTAGCATAAGAGGTAGTGCTGTACACTGTGCCGGTACCTGTATAGTCCGCAGGTGCTTGGGTACTTTCTATCCATTGATAGACATCCACGCTAGAGCCTGTGAACAGTTGTCCCCATCTCTTAGCCCTGTATTCTGGATCTCCTATATAATGATTAATGTATCTGGTATTTGTTGTGTTCCACCATATCTCACCAACATGTTCATCTCGCCATGTCTGTCCATAGTTATTGACACTACCCACATCATATCCTGCAGGATCAACAGGAGTTAGGTAGTCTATGTTTTCTCTTACGGCACCTAACAGTTTACCCTGTAACGGATCAAAGAAGTCAACATCAACCTTGCTCTCTAATGTATTCTTATCATATATGAATGCTCTATTTAATAATTCAACGTTGACGACCTGACCTTCCTCTCTGATTGTCTTCCAGGCAAATTCTTTTTTCGCATTGTTGTATATCACCACTCGTCCTACTTCACTCGATCCGTCACCACTCACATGCCCGGGGCTCGTTATAAATAACCTTCCGCCCTTGTAGTCAACAGCCTTGCCAAATTCTGCCAATTCTATCACGGTGTTGTCCACCACCTGTTGGCCAAACACCAACTTGCCTGGGTTTGATATGCTGTCACTGGCTGATGACAAGTAGTCAAAGGTGTACACGCTACCGCTCTGTATCCTCACGTCTCTGATCCTTGTACTACCACCATCCAGTTTTGTCTTTTTGTTGTCAAATGTTGTTGGTAAGTTGCTGGCTCCCTTGCTTGAGCTCACTACCACAGTAAATGCGTCATCACTCACAGACAGGCTCTCACCAAAGCGTGCCTTATCTGATGGATATGGTGATGTAATGGTCTGTAGATATTTGAATATGTCGAGCCCTAGGTCTGTCAACGCACCATTATCATTGCCCGCAGGATATACGTATAGTTTGTTGGCGACCGCACCGGCTTTGATGTTCGTCAATGATATGGTCAGTTTGCCATTGGAGTTCACTGCCTTGACATTTGGTATCGTTGCGTTGTTGATGTCTGTGACCACTTGATCTAACGTAGTTCCCGTAAATGTCACCACAACGTTATTGATTCTTATCTTCTCACCTATCGTGACCGTCGGATTTGAAACAGTACCTGTTATGGTTCCGTAAAATCTTGATTGGTTAACTGAACGCTGTACGCTACCTGCACTAGGTAACACAGTACCGTCCTCGGGTGCACTCACATATACAGAACAGTTAGTAGGACATATGGTCACCTTGTGTCCAAACTCGGCGCCAGCGTATGGGTTCGTCATCTCCATGGTGTCAACCAACATGAAATTGTTTGTCTCTATCTCGACAAAGTCACCCAAGCCAGGTGCCGTTGCCATTGTGACTGTCTTACCTGCCACGGTGTATGTTCCACCGATGTACCTCGCTGAATCCTGTAATATTTTTCCATTTACTGAGACAACTGCCCTTCCAATCGGAGTCTTGTCTGACACGTAGGTCTTGTCAGTGGCATCTGTCACCACCTGTCTCTCGACATCTCTGTCATATATGTATGTCTTGTTGGCTGTCCTTGCTCCGATAGCCACCTGACGACCGTCTGTGGTGGTTGCCAGGCTATAACCAAATTCCTCGCCCTTGGTGCCCACGATGGCTGTGACGTATTCATAGTAGTCACTCGATCTAACCTGTATCACTGCGCCATCTGCTGGAGCAGTCGCGAATGCGAAAACATTAGATGAGTCATGTGCGTAGTCATAGTCAATGTTCAACCTCTGTAACACGCCATTGACAGTCACTGTCAACGAGTACTCGCCGTCTGCCGTGTAAAGACCTGTGATGTCAAAAACTCTTGTTGACCCATCACCGTTGAGTGTAAGTGTTTCTCTCCTGGTCACTGCAATCTTGTCATCTAGTGTTAAACCTGTGTTGAGTGTCAATATGCCCGTGCTTGATACGCTGGATGTGAACGTGTAATCAGCGACACCTAGCTCAACGTTGTTGACTACGACTGCTATTTGATCTGGCTCATTTGCTATGATGTAGTCGCTGAGATCGTATTGTGCGTTACTGTCATCGTTACCGGTTCCGGTAAATCTCTGTAACTGCCTGTCCACACGCTGGAACACGTACACGGAATCCTTACCAGGTGCCGACACGTATGCCCACCTGCCGTCATCTGACATCGCCACCGCATGACCGAATTTGGCTTCATCATTGGCATCGCTTGGATTGACCAATAACTGATGTTCTGATATCAAGTTTGAATTCAGTTGCTTGAGTATGTAGGCGTAACCTTCACCGCTGTTAGATGTTGAGGCACCTGCTATGGACCACATCTCGTTTGCACATGCCACGTCATTGCCGTAGTTGTCCAATGCTGTGGTACCAGTACCTGTCAATATGATGTTCTGTGCCATGGTGTCGTTGGCAGTCTTGACGTATGTGAAAAGTCCTCCCTTGCTACTGTTGTAACTAGGAGCACCCACGAATGCTGTCAAACTTTCTGCATTCTGTGCCACTGATGCACCAAAGTCGATATTGACCATGGTCTGATCTGTTAATCCATTGATGAAGTTTCTTGACGGCTCTAGACTGCTTTCCTGTTTAAATGGATCTATCTTCTCGAGCACCTGCCATCTGTCATTGCCGTTGTTGTCAATCCATACCCTGTTACCTGGATCTATCTCGTTGGCAAATGGTAGGCCAAGTATGTCACTTCCCTGTGCCACTCTCACAGAATTTAATTTGTATGTTAGTGCTTCTAGTGTGACTGATGTGATGTCGTCTGGGAGGCTCACTCCTATCGATATTTTGTTTAGGCTCTGTGCCACTAGCACCCTGAAACCACCGTCTACCAGTGTCCCTTCATCCGTTCCCCACTTGATCATTATGATGTCATCCTTTGCCAGACCATGACTACTGTCAAACAGTAACGTGGAGGTGCCATCTAGGTTGTCGGTTATCTTAGATAGTGTAGGTAGTACCAGACTGCTTCTATAGACATTCCAACCCCATCTATTGTCCTTGGCCACCCAAATGGTAGTGCCCTCACCTATTTTATTCATGTAAGGAATTAATGCTTTTAAATCAAGTATGTCAAATAATTGTATGTTAATATCATCAACGTTGACGTAACCGGCCGTGGGCAAGTTGAGCTCTGACGCAACGCTGTACCGCTGTGGCAGTATCGGTGTCGTTGATATCTTGTAACTCTGTTTGTATAGGTTTTCCAGACTGACGCTTTGGTCAACTGTTTGATCACTTCCACTGTTAGTTATCTTGAATGTTGATGGATTGGCATCCATTAGGCTCTCATCCAATCTCAGTTCAACGTATGCCCTGTTGCCTTCCGCACCATATTGTCCCTGCTTGACTGCCCAATTCTCATAGATGTCATAGTCGGCGATCTCTTTCTGTAACCTGGATGTCTTGAATAGGTTGGCCGCACGGTTTGTTCCCTTGCTACCAATGAAACTGCGGAATACGTTGATCTGACTGATGTCGTCGAGTCCCATGCTGGATAGATAATCCCTCTCATTGAAACCAATGATGTTGAAGCCCAACTTGTCACCATCCTTTTCCAAGTTGGCAACGTTGATATCATAGTAATCCCTGAGTTGATCTGTCTTGAGGCTAAGGTTAGGTAGTAATCCTTTCTTGACGGTGTTGTATTCTGTCTCTACCCAATCACTGTAATCAAATTTTTCTTTTGGATATACTGATTTTGCCGCGGTATAGTATCCGTTCTTGAAGAGGACAATGTCTCCCTTGCTGTATTCCTTATTGTTGGTCCATTCCTTGACGTTGTCAATGTTGAATATGAAGCCCTGTGCGTCAACCTGGCCGTTCCACTCGCCTGTCTTGTAACCCGATATCCTCAATCTCTGTTGTCTTGACCCTGTTGTTGGGTCATATAGCAAGTCATTGAAGATGGACTTGTTATCAAAGACCAACACATGCTCGTAACTCGTGAAATCAGCCTTGAGATATGATATAGCATCCTCATCCAGGCTCTCTACCTCGAAGGTGTTGTCCATCCTGTTGAAGTTTAATTTATTGTTAGGTATGGCTTTCAGATTTTGATTTAGCACGAAGTCATCTGCCGTTTCTCCCGTTATGGGTGCGACTATGCTCTGTGCTCTTGTAATCTTGAGCCTATTGGCATTGGGATTGAGATTAATTATGCTACCATCCGCCCATCCCTGTTGGCTCCAATGTAGGAACTCTCTGATCATTTGGCTCCAGTCCAGTAGATAGTGGTTATCCAAGTCTTCAAAGACAAAGCCCTTGTCCTCAAGGTATCTTCCGTAACTTATTAGGAAGTCTGCCGCGGCGCTGGTGCTGGTAAACACATAACCATATGGAACACGTGTGGTCGTGGTATTGAAATCCTTGCTGACCCTGACTGAACGACTTCCCACCTTGATCATCTGATAGTTTCCGTTCACGATGCTGTTGTATATTTTAAAATACGGATCAAGTTGGCTGTTACCGCTCACTGCCCATCCGTCTGCTGTTTTTTGTATTATGACTGATGAATACTCGGCGGTATCAAATACCTCGTTGCTGTATAGGAACACCTCGAAACTCTCATCAGGAAGTAGCAGGCTGGCATTGTTTGAGTTTGGTGATGACTTCTCAGTGTATATCTTGAGATATTCCTTGTCACTGAAACTTGCTAATCTATAAGTTAACTGTATGTTGATGTTTTCTAATACGTCCTTGATGCCTGCAATCGCCGATACGCCCTGTTTCTTACTGTATTCAACACACCAGTTGATGTAGGAGTGCTTGGCTGTACCAGCTCCGTATAACACTATGTCCTCGGCCCTGATCCTTGATCTGCCATCATAGACATATTGAGCCAATTCACTGTCGTACTTGTACAGGTCCCTGTCGGCATTTAGTGCGAAGAATTCAGCAGGTTTGCTCTGAGCCAGCATCCTGATGACTGCGAACGGGAAACTGCTTGATCTCCTCCATGCTGTCTCGACCGGGCCGCTGTCACCACTGACCCAAGATTTTTCAAAACTGAGGCTGTCATAATTGCCGACTATGCTATCAAATGCTGTCTTTAGATTTCCCTCGTCATCTACTGGAATGATCTTGCTGAGGCCTGGCCGTTTCCATTTGGCCACGACAGTATAGGTGTCCACCCCGTTCCAGACACGACCGTTCTCCAGGTCATCCCACAATACCTTGTTACCTGATGTATATGGAGCGGCACCATACTTGACATTCCACCAAATTGGTTTCACAGCGAAACCAATCATCTCCCATGGAGTGACGTGCGGGGTGTCGGTGTCATAATATTTTAAATATATACCTCTCTGATTGCCCGGTAACAGTTCTCCATCTATCCTATCCTGTGACTGTGCGTAGTTCCATGTTTTCTTGTTGTCTGCCACATAATCCTGCAACTTGTAATCCAGCCTGTTCCAGGCAACCCAGGATAAGAAATCTCTGTTCAATAAGGTTGTCACTTCCGCATTGGCGTAATCTGTCTTTCTGAACTTGCCCGGCGCAACATCCTCTAGGCATAACGGGACATCTCCGGTCCACTTGATGTTATTGAATATGCGTTTCTCAAATTCGAGCAGTATGTCGTCCCTATTATCACCAAATGCTATGGTCTTGCTACCGTCGTGACCTATGATGACATCTTGTGATTCCACATAACTGTTGTCTGTTATCTTTTCTGGTCGGTATTTGTTATACAACCCTAGCTTAGTAGGGGTAGATGGAATGAAACTACCTGCGGTATTCGTGTATTCTCTGATCTTAACGACATCTCCGGTGTTCAGTGTAGTAGATATAGTTAGCCTTGGTGCACCGGTAGTGACAGTGAAGTCAGTATCCTTGATCAACTGAATGTCATTGACATGGACCACCAGTCCAAGATAGTTTGCCTTGGTGAAATCATACGTCTGTGACAGGTCAAATATGTTATCGTCAATGGCAGTTATGTTGTATTTGGTTTCTGTGAACACCTGGCCACATGGTATCATGTCTGACCAGTAGAATGGGTCAGAATTTTGTCTGCCATTGTTAACGAATGACAGTGCCTCATCTAACTGCTCGGCCACAGTTCCTTGGAAGGCGTTCTTGGCAAGTGCGTCTAAGAGTTTTCCCTTGTATTTTTCATATTCACGTGACGAGTAGTCCAACGCATTGAAGAAATTGATGTTGCTGTCTTTGATGAACGTTGCGGCTAAATGTAACGGACTTCCCTGTTGCACTATCAACCCACCGTAAGGTACTATGTCTCCCAGGTCTCTAGAATTGTTTGCTCCAAATACCTTACCTGACAGATCTATTAGATTCTGTGCTAGATCAATATAGTGATTACGGACTGTACCCAGTGTGATGTCAGTGAAGGAACCATTGGGTGCGTTGTTTGCCAGGTTGGGCGGCACCTCATAGTGTCCAAATTGGCTGACCTTGTCGCTCTGTATTCTTATGGTGATGTTCGCACCCTTCTTGGGAGCATACCCACTACCAAATGTTATGGTAGTCTGTGTGGTAGACACGGTGTATGAATATCTAGATGTTTCCTGGAACACATTATCAACATAGACCACTACCGGGATGTCTTCGGTCTCTCTGGCAGGTATGTCTGCAACCAATGGAACACCCGTATAGGTAAACTCCAATGATTGATACTGTGTTGATTTGTTGACGTGTTTCTTCCAACCTATCTCCCTGGTAAATGTTGTCCTACCCGAGTAATTGCGTACGAAACCCGTGTTGACCTTTAATGTAGTTGACACAGAGTCAGAGGTGTATATGAAGGTATCTTTTTCAAGATTATTGTCAAATACGATATCTCCAACATTGTTAATGGTCTGATATTTTAGCCTGATACCAAGTTCCTTGTCAACAGCACCTGATCCTGGTGCATATGAGAATAATTTGGATCCTGTAAAGTTAGTTGATGGGTAATATGTTCTATCACTGAAACCACGCCCGTTCTTATCAAACACGTCAAACAATGGTGCCTGGTTAATTGATGTCTTCTGTTGTGTCTCCTGCCATGCTGTTCCATCATAGCGCCAGGTCTTGCCCTGTCCCTTGGCTCCACTCAACTGATAGACGACATCGTCAGTGACCACGTCGTTCACTTTTGTGAGATTGATTATTCTGGCAGTGGCATTACTACCATCCTCGTCAATTAATTCAACTTGATATATCTTGTTCCTCACCTCAGGATCCGTATCCTTGGTGAATATTATCCTTGTGCCAGTGGCCAGTGAATAACCGTCCACGCTGTATCCTGTCTTGCCATTGACATTTGACAGTGCGTCTGTTTCACTGGAGTCCATAATGTTCACAGGACCCAGCGAGTTCGTTCCATAATCAAACAGTCTTAGCCCGGCCTTGAATTCAAGGATTGGTCGTTTGGCCCGCTTGTCTTGATTTAACAGGGCTGTTGTCTTGTTATATTCTGCAGTCTTGTTGATAACGTCAATGTGCGTCCATCTATTGCTTCGGCTCCATGCGTTCCTGTCCGGGCTTGCCTTGTTAATCGTAAAGTAATCTAGCTCAGTGGGGGCATTTAGACTCTCATCAAAAGGAACGCTATCATAACCATATATGTCAAATGGTTGTGTCTCTGACTTGGTGTATTTCTCTGGCGTCCTATAATCACTGGTGGGTAATAGTTGTATAGCATTGCCCACTCCCTCGATGTAATATTCACCATCCTGATATGTTGCGGGCTGGGTGCTACCACGGAACTTGACCTTCATTCCATTTGAGAATACGACGCCGTTGGGTGCCGTGTATGTCTTCTTGCCCACGATGTCATCTGTAACGAATAATAGGTCCTTGGTGGTTTCATCCACGAGTTTTATAACACCAAACTTGGTGCTGTCTGTGCCATCCTGGTAGTATAATGTGTCCTTAACCGCTGTCAATGGTGGGATCAATTCCCAGAAACCCTCTGCGTTCCTATAATAAGATCTTGATGCTGATACTGTTCCGTATTCTACCTCTATCTTGTTGAGCTTGGGTGCATCCAGCACACGTATCAACTTCATGTATGGTCGTGTGCTACTTACGTCAGTGACATATTGTATCTGCCATACCGAGTATCTAAGGTCTTGATTGGTTATTTCTGTCTCTGTATCAAAAGTGGCAGTGTCAAAGTTAACACCATCGGTGTCGAACCTATCAGTGTATCTCCACCCACTGTTTGCAGGATCACTCTGCGTGTTCCTGTTGAGAAATATCACTGTCCTTCCGTTTAGATCTCTAATTTGATCTATGCCGTCTGTGGATGCAAGGAAGACATCAACAAATTGATTGTTGATCTCGTCAAACTTTAGTGAGGTCGCTAGGTCAACTGTGCCTAGATCTGTCAACCCGTAATAGAAGCTCTGTGCATCTGCCAGCGGTGCATTAAATGTCACTGTACCATTGTCGTCGCCATTATTCGTAACTCCGAATACCTCACGACTTGACACATTTTCTTGTCCGGGGATTACCCCGCTGGTGCCTGCGTTGCTCTGGATCCAGAAGGGATTGCCTGTTTGTGTGACGTTGAATGTGTAGTTACCGCCCCTGGCCAATGTCAGTGTAGGGTTGGTTCCCGATACTCCACTCAGCTCATACCCCTTGCTGGCCCTGGTCACAGTGAAGTCATCAGTAAAGGCAACCGGTGTTGCCTGCACATCTACCGGATCAGGGCCGGAACTTAACCAATAATATTGTCCAAAATTAACGAACTTGTCATAGTCTACTAATGGATCCCATGAGTAATAGTCACTTGAGAATAATCTGTCATGTCTATTGGTGATGGCATCATTGACATCTAGGGCATCTATCAGTCCCGGATAGGTCAATAGATCCTTGGTCTTCTGTGTGTCTGCCGTCTTGTAGACAACCGTGGGTTCTAATTGGTAGTCTGCCCTTTCCTTGTCTGGTTCGATGACATACTTGTCTGTTTGGTCAACACCGATGCCGTAACGTTTTCCTATGTAGCCCTGTACCCTCTTGAGCTTTGGAGGTTGGACCATTTGATCCAGCGTGGCCGCAAGGAACTTTTTGTTGGTCTCGGTTCTAAATATCTCAGGTAGTAGGTCTACCGTCCTCACTCTGGTTGCCATTAAATGATTCCGCTGTTGGTTGCTGTTCTTAATACGCTAGGTGTCAACGCAGTCACGACATCAATGTCATTGACCGTTGCCGCATTAACGAATATCTCATTTGGTGCCGACCTGATCTCATAAAGATCGCCGAAACTCTTCTCTGGATCATTAGGTACCAACACTACCGATGAGACTATGTCACCTAACTGTTCGTGTAGGTATGCACTTAATTCAGAGAAGTAGAATATGTCTCCGAAGTCCCAATTGGAAATGGTAAAATATTCATTCAGTGCCTCGACCACACGCGATTTAATCTCACTGGTTGATGTCACGGTGTCTGAATATCTAATGACCTTAATCTTTCCCTGTAATTCCTTTGCGGCTTTGCTACCAAACAGTGGCTTGAAGCTCACAGCATTTAATATCATGTTGTCACTGATCATCTTGTACTGGTTCAGTGTGCTGTAAGCGACTCCTAGTTCGTCAATTGTCGGTACTGCTGGTTTAGTCACCGTGTTTGTATCATCCTTGATCCAATTCTGATATGCAGTATAGTAAGGACTGGTTATCAAGAAGACATCAATGATGTTAGTGATTCCGGGATCAACCCTCTTGTTGTTACTTGAATTGTGCTTATATTGGAAATATATGTCCTGCCTTCCTGTCCTATAGATATAATCACGGGACTCGGACAATGTGTAGGTGGTACCAACAACTGTCAACTTGTAAAATTTCTTACTGGTGGTGCCATAAAACACCTGTCCGTTTAGATATTGAGTCTTTGCCAGTTCCATGGCCGCAAGATTAGCATACAACGTATTGATCTGATTTGATGTCACGGGCAGGTATCTTTCCAGGTTGTCAAAGTCAGTGGTCTTTTCTAGGAACACGACCTTGGTTGACGGGTTGACTGTTGGATCCACCACATTCTTGAATATATCCGGGTCATCAGCAACACCGTCGCCGTCGCTGTCAGCATAACTGACCATTACCTTAAAGTTGTCAATAAAACCATCTGTCTCCACTTCCTGTCCAATGATGTCTAACCTAAGATCTGTTGTGAGGGCGGCATTTGAGTCAGGCTTGCTGTTCATTTTCAACACATTGACGTAATCATTCACAGTCTTACCGGTCCTGGGATCAAATATCTTGTCACTGCTGTCGTAAATAAATCTATTTTCCTGTACGCTGGCAAAATAATAATTTAGATTTCTATATTTCACAGTGTATGTCCCGCCATCGGTCGTGAACTGTACCAACCAACTAGCGTCACGCTGTAATCTGTCAGTGTTCTTGGCATATGATGTCGACCATGCGGCATTCTTATTGAGATTATCCGCGGTAATGACATACCATGTTGCTGTCGTGTTGTCATAACCAATACCAAAATCTCTATAGAGTTCCGCCTGTGCAATCATTAAAGCCTCGATGCTCGTAGGCAGGTCTGTCACCAACTTGGCTATGACCTGTGTGGGTATCGCACCTGTCGGAACGAACTGGTTCAGTGTTACGGGTCCCGTGCCATCGCTTAGATTACCGTTACCAAAGTTGGTGCCGTCCAGTGTCAATGCCGATACCGTCGACCATATGACTAATTTTTCATTAGGTAAACTTGGAGTACCTGCCTTTAATCTATTATTGGTATCAAAGAAATAACCTGTGGGAGGTTCAAACTTAACTAAACTGCCCTGGGCTATGTATTTTGCGTTATTTGATGCTGTGGTTCCCACAGGCACCGTGTTGCTAATGCTGTTCTTGAAGTATCCGGTGGATTGGTTAGTAGAACTAGTCGACTGTTGCCATAGTATGTCAATATTGGTCAATGATGGTCTCACGAACTTGTCATGATAAAAATGCACGAATGCCCTGGATGCCAGTACAGGCTCCAGTTGATTCACCAGCACATTGGAAATATCATTGGTGTCAACAAAAGTGAACGTAAAATTTGGATCTTCATAGTTCCTGTATAACATACCGTCCGAACAGAAGGTGTTGGTGCTGGAATATTTTCCTGTGGGATCTAATAAGTCGAGGTATCTAGAGAGACCAATGCTCGATCTGCCCACTGCTTTTGACTTCAATATTGAGGTAAACTGTGTGTAAGGAAAATTGTTGTAGTCCTCACCATTGACCATCCTGTTCTGTGTGTAGAATGTCGACGGCGCCCTTGTCTTGATTTCAGACAAGTTCTCTCTGAATTTAGAATTCGTTATGGTTGTTTGTAGGCTTAACGTAAATGTTAGAGTTTCGTTACGACCGTTACGGCTGATATATGGTAGAGATATCTGTACGTCCTGTAATTCATCTGGATTAATGACATATTCTAAACCATTTGATGATCGTATGAAAGTTCTAAATGTTCCTATAGGTTGTTTGGCAAACACTCCGTCACCGAACACCAGGCTGATTTGGTCGTTGCCTCTAGATTTCACAGAGAACACACTCCTTAATTGATTGTTCACACTAGGTGTTGCTCCCACTGCGTATATGTTATCTACCTTACTCCATTCTGTTAGACTTCTGCCTTCATCTTTCACCTCAAATAACCAAATGTCATTATTATTGACACCGTCTAAATCAATGTCAACTACCCTATTGGATATCCTCTCCTGTACAGTGAAGTCCTGATTGATTAGGCTACCCTGTTTAAAGTAAAAGAAGAATCCCGTGTTGCTACTACCATAACCTAACTTGTCATTGCGGTACAGCACATTCATCTGACCATTGGTCTGAGGTGCGGGTTCATAGATGTATGTCTTATTTGCTGATGTGGCTGACACCACTTCGAATGTCATACTGTTACCGTCTACAGTGGACTGGAAAGGTATCACAGGTAGGTAACCTGCGGTCACATTAAATTCATATTCGTCCGTTGTGACTCCCAATATTTCTTGTTTGTTTCCTGGTCTGCCCACACGCTGGCTTGAAACGAATGCGGCATTCATTATGCTCGTGAACTGTTCGTACCAATCAACGTTAGTGGCGTCGTTCCAATTGACTTGTAGCCCTGAGAGATTAAAGCCATTGTAGTCTACCACGCTCTCGGTAGTTGTGACACTAGTTACTTTGATATACCCCTCGGCATTTGTATTACGCTTAGGAGTATAACCCACTAGTTCTGCCAACTTGACTACCGAATCTCTACGTTCGGCAGTGCTAAGGAAGTTCTCTCTGGTGTTTAAGTCATTACGGAAGGATAGGCCCTGTCCCATAAATGCCATGAGGTCCAGTAATGCTACGAATTCTGACGACTCCACATAGTCGTTGAATGTCTCAGGATAGTATAATCTGAGATAGTCAATCATTGACTTGCGAAGTGTTTCGTAGTCATAGCTCTGAAGGTCTGCCTCACGGAATGTTTGGTATAGTCTTCTCCAATCTTCCGCACCAAATATTGCTGTCTGTCTAGTAGTCTTGGCCATAATATCTCTCTGTTATCCAGTATTTATCACATTAGATAACTGCGTACTTTTTAAATTAATATGTAGATATTATAGTAGTGAAAGTGTCTGTTGGTCTTGGTCGAAAAACAAACTGAGTCGTTGTTGTTCAGATGTAGGTAATACTGTTATGAATAACTCTACCAATATACCGTTTGGTTGTGTATAGGCCTGTGCGTCTTCAAATCTCACTCGAGGATCTTGTTCGATGGTTTGCCTAAGTTCTTCCTGCAGTTCCTTAACCATTTGATCATTTAATGGTTCAAATATCAAACCCCATAGATCAGTACCGTAGTCCGGACGACCTAGTTTTTCTCCCTTTCTGATCAACAGGCTGTTGAGAACATCACGTATGACGAGATCGTTGTCAGTTAACGTGAACTTTCTTTTTCTTCCTATTGTGCTGAATCCAATGTAAGTAGCCATGTTAATATTTATCTATTAATATTTTGGGTAGGGAACCTTGCCACTACTGCTGAATGTTGATACCCCGGCATCAACACCCTCGGTCTGTGTGGTATTTGCATATCCTCCCGGACTGCTGAATCCACTTAGATCCGGTGTAATTTTAGTGTCAACGAACTTGGTGGCATACTGGCCGTTCCTCACTGTCTGCTTGATGCTATTTGCCGCTAAGTTATCGAGACTATCGCTGTTGTTGGTCCATGCTATCACATTGGCACTGCCGTGCTTGGCACTGGCATTCAATATGCCTGCGACATCCGCTGGATTTTCAGTTCCGCGTATCACACCATTGGCCTTCAACTTGCTGAGATCCGTCTTAAAGACATCCTGTATCACAGAGTCCTGTATGCCGTCTGAACTTAAGAACTCTGTCAGATTCGTGGCACCGCCCTTGTTGGTCCATACATTAGTATTTGACAATACCTTTTCAAAATCTGTCCTTGTGTTCCCCAACAGATCCGTTGATGTGTTGTTTGGGTTCTGCAGGAAGTTGCTGACAGTTCCTGGTTTGAGGTAACCCGTTTCTTCCAATTGTTCAGGACTAACGCCAAACTTACCTATGCCCTTGTCAACCGAGAACTCGTTATAATTCTGTGCTGTCTCCTTGCCCAACTGCGCCATCATACCAGTGGTTTGATCAGCATTTAAATTGGCCACTCCCTTGTCCACACGTTTCTGTGCCGTGAATTGATCCACTGTCAATCCATCCGGAGTCAGAGACTGTGCCTCATCCAATTTGGTCTGTGTCTTGGTAGGAGGTGCCGATGCCGGAGTTGTTCCCAGGTTAGCTGAATTTTCCACGCCAAGTCCATGATAAGGATAGGGCTCGTGTGTGGGTGCCCTGGTTGTAATGGTTTCCAACTTACTGCTCTCGACCTGCCATCCCGTGCTGTCATTAAATTTGGTGTCAGGTAACTTGTTCTTACGTATCGCCGGCACTGTCTTGGCAGGTAGTGCTCCGCCTCCATTGAGGTTCACACAGCCTCCCTCGAGTTGTAACGCATCTCCGCCGTCCACGCTGGCAGTCTTGTCCGCTTGCAGTGCAATGGTTCCATTACTCCTTGCTGAAATCTTGGTCTTGCTGTACAAATTTAGCTCAGTGTCTGCACGATTATTAATCACCAGGGACTCTAAGTTAGTTTCCTGCTTGGCATACATGTTGATCTTCATGCCTGCTGATATGTTGACGTCCTTGTCAGCGTGTAGGTTTATGCTACCTTGTGTCCTAACGTTCACGGAGTTCGTTGAGAACACGTCAACGGTGCCTTCCTTACCCAACTCCAGCCAAGTCTGTCCGTTGGCATGTATTATATAAAACGAGTCACCATCATCACTCATCGTGATCTGATGTCCTTTGGCAGTCCTAATTCTGATTAATTGGTCCTTGCCTTCGATATCTCCGTCGTCCAATACTAAAGAGTGTCCGCCCCTCCGACCAACGACTTTGATTTGCGCCGGTGTAACGGAACCGGTCTCTAACTGTGTCTTAATGGTGCTCTCACTCATTCCTCCCTCGTATATAGGAAGTCCTGGAGTGCTTACACCGAATACCTTACTGGGCGATTCCCTGTGGCTGGAACTTGATATAGGACCGCGTATGTTGTCGGATATCAAGCCTTGACGGAATAATTCGGACACTAATATCTCATGTACCGGTTTTGGTTGATCATAGTATCTCGGATCCTCAATGACTGCTACATTCATATCATTGATTTCTGTGACGGGGACCTTTGACGCTCCGCTTAGATATTTCCTGGCGTTTGGATCCGAGGGAGCCACGTACTTATTTGATGCCCCCACCGCAGGTAACATGTGTCCCAGCCCAGGACTGGGTACGCAGGCTATGTAGTATCCCTCATCCGGACTACCTCCGATGAATACGCAGATCACCCTTGTACCTAAGTCCGGTGGCGTGAACCACATGCCGTATGCGTGTTTATTTCCTACGAACTCTCCGGTGCCCGTAACCGAGTTCCTTTGGCTTTCATCCATCCTACCTATGTCGCCATAGAAGGGAGATGCGTAGTTTACAGTCCTCCAGTTTGACTCATCGTCTGGGTTTTCACCACCAAATTGTTCTATATAGACCTGTAGCCTTCCCTTCCTAGTGGGATCGATATTGTTTTTGACCGTTCCTATAAACGGCCCAAACTCCGAGGGGACTCCCTCTTTATCGTATTTGTAGGCTTTTCCTCTGCCTATATTTCTCTGTACGTTCTCTGCCATGCTCTTATGTATCCTTAGTTAATACGGTGTTATTAGAAATCTCCGCGATCCTCATCATATACTCCGTAGCCGGGATCGCCCGGTATCAATACCTCGACCGTTAACTTTTTGGGAACAGTAGAACCCAGCCCACCACCCTGTGGACCTATCAAAGGCAAGTTGCCGGCAGTGCCCCTACCGGGTAATACCCCTCCCGGTAAGCGTTGGGTGGGAGCTTCGTCTCTCCCCACTGTGACAGTTGTCGTGCTGGATGATGCTGATGTGTTCTTGACAGCACTCTCTTGGAACTCACGCATGATGCCGTTGATTTCTTGTGTGAATTCTCCCTTACTAAATTTATTGGTGATTGATGTTAGTGCATATATGATGCCATCTGTACCCGTTATGTCTCTCTGTTTGGTATTTTTCTTTTCTAACTGTTTGATTTCAGCAGTACCGGTGGTGTCGTCGTAATCCTCAATGGTATTCCAATTGACTTCAACCAATGTTTCAAAGCCATCCATATTAATGGTACCGTCAGGTAAAAATCTATCGTTGTATGTACCTAATCTATAGAATACATCGTTCTGTACTATGAATGCCGGATCTCCATATATCTCCATACGTAATTGGGCATAGTCAGTGGGCGAGTACAACACGCTGGCTCCCCTGGATGCGGGTTCAGATGATTTGGAATCCAATGTTCCAGAATTAGCAGTGGGCGGTTCTACGACCTTAGCATGTTGATCATCCTTATCTGCACTATTCGTTGAAAGTTTGGGCACTTCGGCACCCATGCCTATGTAGAATAGGGCATTATAATCAACTTCATAACTTAATACCTCGGTATTAGTACCTGTGAACCAATAACTATATTTCTTATGTACTCCATAAAATTTTGATTTAGGGAAATATTCGCTCTTGAGATCACTTACCTGTGATGGTACCACTACATATTCTATCTCATAAGCCCAATCATTCCTAACGTCGTCCCATTCAATAGGTTTGGTGTTGGCGCCTATGCGGAACCAAGCCATTACCTCATTACTCTTTTCATTGGGAGTAGGAGAACCCGTATTGGGATCTAAATGAAATGTCTGCTGGTCCGTGATGTATGTACTAGTTCTAGTCACCAGATCTATGAACTGTTGCATCTGTTGGCCCGCATTGGTACTGATTAAGAACGTGTCCTTGTCTACCTTGCCCCTGCTGGCTAGATACACCTGTGCACCTTGCTTGGGATTATCCATAGGTGTCTTAGATTTTTTAGTAGTACCCGGTGGTTTAATTCTAGCAGACGATAGTCCGGATGCTGTATCAAAAGTGACCTTATATCTATCTGCGATGCCTACCTTACCTTCATTGGCAAGTTTCTGCATCCTCTTGTTTAATGCCTCTATCAGGCCCGAACTGATTACCGTCTTGCTTGTGGTATTAATGGCCTTGGGCTGTGTCATCAATGCCGACCCGATCTCCCCATTTGCAGTCTTGTTCTCCCTACCGCTGGTGTCTTTAATGGCTTCTGCCACCTCCTGGCTGTCGTCCTTGCCGTTGAATAAGTCGTTCAGTGTCTGCCCCTTGATCTCAACTTGGAAAGGTATTGCGGCCCTCTTCTGCCCAAAGCCTTCGCTATGGTTGGTTGCTAGTGCCTCGCAGACATACTCCACTATTCCGGTCCTTGCCTTGGAAGTTATCTTAGAGAATCTAAAGGGAATAAATTTTTCTACCAATGCTACCGGAGTCGAAGATCCTCCCGCCGCCGCGGGAAAAGTTGTTGTGGGATTGCCCTCGCCGTCCTCGCCAAAGAACCTAACGACCATTAGATAGTGTTGCTTGAGGAAGTCACTGCCCTTGCCATCCATTTTACGCAGTGCGGCCTTCTTGAGGTTTCCTAGGAAAGTGAATCCATAGGGTTCCGAAATCGTAAACGACATGCTTGTGGCATTCGTGGCCCCTCCCACTTCCTGTGGCATCAATGACTGTATCTCTAAGTCATCGATGAAGTAATCATAGTCTTTGAATTCTTCTGCCCTTTCCTCGACGGCGATACCACCGCTCTGTATTATGAGATCCCCCGTGGGCACTTTTTGCTTTGATGCTACTAGTCGATAGTATTCTTCCTTGTTCTGTAGATATATGGCTATCTGATAAGTGTAATGCCCGAGCTCGCGTAATATATTGGGCTGTGCCTCAAACGGTTTAGTAAAACTGTCAGGTATAGTCACGCCCTTTTCAGGATTATTTGCACTGGTTCCGTACTCAACATCAGTTGTCCTGTCGTCGGACTCAGTCACACTGACCTCTGCGCCGGCAACTGCTCCCTGATCATCAGATGGTGT